TGGTAAATTTGAGTACAAACGATAAACTACTATGGAAAGCCCTACACAAATTAAGATAAATCAAAATATCACAAGGAAACTCGTGTCTGACCTGAAGCCTTATGGTAAAAATAATAAGATGCACCCTGAAGAACAGGTTGAAACAATAACCAATTCTATTAAGCAGTTCGGGTTTAACAATCCAATTATAGTAGATAATAACAATGAAGTTAAATGTTTAAACAGAGATGTTAAATTATAATGGCAGGACGAAAGGTTGAGCCAAGAGGACCAATGCAGGTCAGTGCTAACACTAAGGTACGACAGGAGAAGTTTATTAAAGGTTTCGCTGCTAACTTAGGGCATATTGGTAAGGCCTGTGAAGCGGCTGATATTAACCGTGCGACTTATTACGACTGGCAGAACAGGGATCCTAAGTTTGTTGAAAGACTGCATGAGAAGATTGAAAACATAAACGATAATCTGGAACAAATTATAGTGGCCAAAGCACATAAAGGCGACAATGACTTATTAAAGTTCTGGGCTAAGACTAAGATGCGGCACCGTGGCTTTGTTGAAAGCCAAGAGCAAACTACCAACATAACGGCCATCAATATTACATTTGAAAAGGCAACAGATGATCCAACACTTATTATAGATCAAGAATAATATTTACCCCAAGAAGAACAACTGCAGGGTTTCCTTGCGGCTCATCTTGGCTTAATGCAAAGTTAGTGTAGAAATAGCACACCCACGTCAAATGGGTAGGGTCTGGTGAAAACCCAGCACTTTGTTTTATATTTCAACTGACCATTGAAACAGGTGTTGTCCAAATTCCTGGTTTTTTCATTGTTTCGCAACAAACCTTGGGCTGGTCACCCTCCCTTTATATTCACGAAAGTGAAAACCGGTACCTCAGCGGTTGGATGGGTTAAATTCCCTCCTGAGGACGATTTTTAATATTCATTGGAGATACACATGAGCAATAAACTATCAATCAAAATTAGACCAACGAAAAAGCAAGAAGTATGCTGGGCTAGTTTGAGAGATAACACGAAGAAGTTTGTCTTATTTGGTGGTGGTGCAGGTGGGGGAAAAGTAGTTCCAAAAGGGGACTCCATTCTTACTCCATTTGGATTTAAAAAAATAGAAGATTTAAATGTGGGTACATTAATTAATAATCCTGATGGGAGTGTGTGTAAAGTAGTTAAGCTCCACCCTTGGCATAACTATGAAAAATGGAAAATATCTTTTATAGATGGAACTGAATTAACTACTACTGGTGGACATCTTTGGAATGCGTGGAAATGTTCCAAATCAAGAAAGATAAAGAACAAAAATATTTGTGGAGAAGATTCTGCCGAGGTTATTGAAACCAGAGGAATGCTTGATTGGATCAACAGGGGATATAATGTTGCAGTACCAGTAAACGAAGAACAACCATTTAATGTTACTTTTAGAAAAAGAGTCCAATTAGATCCATATCATTTAGGTTTATTTTTAGGTGATGGACATATAAGTAAAAAGAATTTATCAATAACTTCAGCAGACCATGAACACATGAAACGAGTATTCCCCATTGATGGATATACATTAAACGGATATAGTTACTGGTTTAAAGGAAAACTAAAAAAACAATTAGTTTCTGGTTTTGATAAATTAGGATTACTAGGTAAAAAATCTAATAATAAATTTATTCCTAAACAATTTAAATATGCCTCCATAAGAGATAGATATAGCTTAATACAGGGTTTAATGGACACTGACGGATATATCTCTAAAGATGGAAAGATGTACTATACAACAATTTCTTCTGAATTAGCAGAAGATACGGCATTTGTTATAAGAAGTCTCGGAGGTGTTGTATCTATAACTAAAAAGAAGGGTGGGTATAAAAAGGATGGTGTTTTTATTAGATGTAACGATTGTTATGAGCTGTATATAAGTTATAGAAATTCTCAAAAGTTTTTTAGGCTTGAGAGGAAATTATCTAGGTCTAAAGGTAATAAAACAATATGTAAAAGAGTTAAATCCATTGAAATAATTGGTGGCGATACATTCGAAGGAAGATGTATAACTGTGTCTCATCCCAACGGTCTTTATATAACAAATAATTTCATTGTAACTCATAATTCATGGCTGGGATGTGAGTGGGTTATTCTCATGTGTTTAATGTATCCGGGAGCCAAGATGTTTATTGGGCGGAACGAATTAAAAAGACTAATGGCTTCAACCTTTATTACATTTCTAAAAGTAACAACTCATCATGGTATACCTAAAACAATGTGGAAACTTAACTCTCAATATAACTTTATTCAATTTACAAACGGCAGCAGGATTGATTTACTTGATGTGTCTTACCAACCGCGTGATCCTTTATATGAAAGGTTTGGTTCAACTGAATACTCAAGTGGGTGGTTAGAGGAAGTTGGTGAGATTAAAGAGAAAGCCTTTGATGTGTTGAAATCAAGGATTGGAAGACATCAGACTCCTAAGATGGTCCAAGACGGCTTTAAGTCCATGATGTTTCTTACTTGTAACCCAAAGAAGAATTGGGTATATCATCAAGCTTATAAGCCATGGAAAGAACATTGTCTACCTCCTGAATGGGTATTCATCCAATCTCTATACCAAGACAATCCATTCACTGCTTCAGAGTATGGAGAGAACCTACGATCGATAAAAGATCCAGTACTACGAGAAAGACTGATGCTTGGGAATTGGGAGTATGAGAATGATGATGCAATCTTAATAAAATATGAAAACATACTAGACATGTTCGGGAGAGAATATGATGTCGAATCAATGGGAGGAGATTTCTATTTGTCTGTGGACGTTGCAAGATTTGGTAGAGATAAAGCAGTTATAATGTTATGGCAAGGTTGGTATATTAGAAAGATCTGGTTTTATGATAAGTCCTCCGCAGACTTCCTAGAAGATAAGATTACTTCAAAGGTGAATCAATATCATATTGAATGGAATAATGTTGTTATAGATGAAGACGGAGTCGGTGGAGGTGTTGTAGATCATTTGAGAGGATGTACAGGATTTGTGAACAACTCAACAGCAGTGGAAGAGTTCTATGAAGACACTCAAGACACCAAAATGTATAACTATAGGAATCTACGATCTCAATGCTATTACAAATTGGCAGAAGTTATCAATGAAGGAAAGATCGGAATATCAAAAGATCTTCCAGTGGACATTAAGAATAGCATAATAGAAGAGCTTGAATGTGTGAAGAGAAAAGACGTAGAGAAGAATGAGACTACTCTTGCAATCATCGGAAAGGATGAGATGAAGGAGATGATAGGACGTTCACCCGACTTCGCAGATTCAATGATGATGCGATGTTACTTTGGACTAGGAGAAGTTGAAAACTTCGAGGTAGATATTGCATGGTAAAGAAAATGAAAAAACTATATGAAAAAGATAAAAAAGAAAAAGAAGAAGAGAAATTACTCAAAGATGTAAAGGAGGAAATAATTACCAAATGAGTCAAGAAAGTGTTGCATTTGAATTAGAAAAACATTATCCTGATTATTTAACAAAAGAAGATTTAATGATAATACTAGGAACTAATAAGCAGAGCGTGTGTCGCAATTTGAGAGCATTAATTAAAAGAGAAGAAGTTGAGTACGAAATGACTTGGAAGAGCAAGTTCTCTTCTAAGTTTGGAAAAGCTTATAGAATCAAACCAGAGATTAAAAATGGAAAATAAAATAGAAAGCGTAAAGTCTGATAATAGACAGACAACAGAGAACATCCCAGAAGCTCTTAAGAGTGAAGGAACAAAAGTAGTGTCATTCAAGAAAATGATAGATGATGCTTTAGCTAAGATTGAAGATCTTGCAACATTAGAAGTGATGATGCCAGTTGAATCAAGACTTAGAGAAAGACTTGAATCTCTTAGGAAAATGGGTGCAGCAAGACACTTGAAGATAAGAGGACATTGGAAAACTACTCCTCCTAGGATGCATATCACTAAACTTACTGGAAGAAAAATGAATGCAGATGAAGCTGAAATTACTTTCTCTGTATTTGAAGTTGATAAAGAAAATAACAAAAAGATGCACGAACAAACTACTGTTATTACCAAAGAGAATGGTGATAAGATTAATAGGATTACTTCTGCAGAATATAGAGTTGCTTACGAAGTTACTGAAAAGATTAAAACTGGTAAGACAATATCAAGAGAAGTAGTGCAATTTGAGTTGGTAAATTAAAATGAAATATGAATTAGATAAACAAACAATTGATATCCTGAGTAATTTCTTAGGAAGAGTTCAACTACAAGGAAATGAAGTTAATGCCTTTAACAAGATTGTTAATGTGCTACAAAATCCAATTAAAGAAGTTGAGGAGAAAAAAGATGAAAAAAGAAAATAAATCTGTTGGTTTTGGAATTGCTAGTCTGGTTACATCCTTGATAGGATTCTTTGGATTTGTTGCTCCATATATTGCAATATTGTTTAGTATTTCTGCAATAGTATTTTGTGTAATACAACAAAAAAGATATAAAACTGGGTTAGCAACTGCTGGTCTTGTTATAGGAATTTTGGGAGTTATTGGAAACATATTTTGGCTGTTGACTTTATTATTAATATTAATGATGGGTGCAATTTAAGATGGCAGATAAGATAAAGTTTGAATGGGATGGAGAACAACTTAAACAAATTGTTGAAGTTACTCCTCAAAAGTTTACTCCGAAAGAAGTAATTGAATCTTTAGAACAATCGTATAACAATATTGGACAAATGGAAGAAAGTTTAGTTAAACTGGAATCTAACATTGCTAAGCTTAAAAGAGATATCAAGGAAGGACATGAACATCTAAAGAGACTTGAAGAGTTTGAACCAAAGTGTAGGGAAATAATGATGGAACATCTTGTCTCTCAAATTGCTAAATGCTCTTCTAAGTGCAAGAAACAAGCTGAGATTGATACAGAGAAAACAATTGCAAAAGACCCAAGTGCTTATACTGAAGGGCAAAAGGCAAATATGAATTATGTCAATTATCAAAGGTTATTAGCAACTGATGAGAAGATTGCAAAGAAAGTCTCTGGTGATATAATAAGGGAACATTTATTTATGAAACCTATCTTTTCTAATCCATTTTTGGATTAATTTTTTTGTTTTCCAAGTAGTATTTAAATATATTAAACGAGAGTTAAAATAATAAGATGTCTGGGATTAAAAGAATTTTACATAATGTGAAGAGTCTAACCTTTGGAAAAGGGATTAATACTTTGCAAACTTCCGATGAAACTTCAATCACTTCTTTGCCTTGGGGAAGCCATGCTGACTCCTCTGATAAACAAGCTGTGTTTCCAAATTGGTTCTTTTCAGCTAGACTTGGACAGCCAAGACAAGTTGATACTAGGAAGATAAGAAACTTAGCACAAAGTCCTTGGGTGCAAATGGTTCTTACTACTTTCAAAAAGCAAATTTATACTACTGAATGGAAAATAACTAATGTAGACCCTGAAGATGAAACTGATTATGTTGAAGAAACTAAAATAATCAAAGACTTTATGCATAATCTTAATGAAGACAATCAGTCTATTGATGATGTTTGCTCTGAAGTAATATCAGACGTTGGCGAAATTGATGCTGGTGTCTGGAACTTTGTTTATTCTTCTGATTCTTATGTTGTTGGTGAAATTCCTATCTATGATGGTTGGGGAAGAATCCAATCTACAGAAACTGGTCTTATATTGAAACCATTAGGACAAAGAACCATTACTCAAGTTAAATCTGTTGATGGTTCAACCATGCTTAAACAAATTGACCTTTATAAAAATCTTTTAAACTACTGGCAATATTCTTTCAAACATCCAAGACAAAATCCTACTAGATTTGAAAAGGATGAAATTCATTATATGATAATGAATAAAAGACCATATTCAATTTATGGTTTCTCTCCTGTACAATCTATTCAACAAGTTGTAGAACTTCTTATTCAAGGAACAAGATACAACAAAGACCTTTATACTAATAATGCAGTGCCAGACATTATGGTTTCTCTTCCTAAACTACCAACTGAAAAACTTAAAAAATTAAAAAGAGTTTGGAACGAGAACTATCAAGGAAAACCACATCAAGTTGGTTTCATTAACTGGGCAATTGAAAACTTGCATAAATTAAATGATTCAAATCGAGACCTTGAATGGTTGAATGGACAGCAATGGTACTTTAAGATTGTATTCGGTGCATTTGGAGTAAGTCCTGAAGAAGCTGGATTTACTGAGAACTCTAATAGAGCAACTGGTGATAGCCAGGAAAGAGTTACTGTTAGAAATGCTTTGAGTCCATATTATAAAATGCTTGAAACTTCTATAAACAACAGACTTATTCCTGAAATATTACAAGATGCAAATCCTAAAGTAAAGTTTGAATATTGTCCGAAAGACCAAGAAAAGAAAAAGACAGAATTTGAACAACTAATAAAAGAACTGGAACTTGGAATAATTACTGTTAATGAATATAGAAAGCTGCAAGGAAAAGAAAGTGTAGAGTGGGGAGACGAACCTCTAAGAAGACCTTTTGACCCTGCTGATATAACTATGAACAACTTTGGTAATCCTAATCCTAATGCTCCTCCTAAAAAGGAAGAGAAGTTTAAGAAAAGCTTTGAGAGGTTTCTAAATGGTCACGAATCGACAACCACATCTGAATGAACTTAATGGTGTTAAGCAAGACACTATTCAATGGCCAGCAAAAGCTCATCGAGTAACTTCTGTACTTTCTGATGGCTCTGAAATAACTAATGATAATCCTCTTCCAGTTATGAACTTTGGTGGATTAGTTCCAGAAGGTTATGACGAAATAATGCTAACTTATGTTACTTCAGGAGATGGTATTGGAGAGATTGAAACTGTTACTTATAAAAAAGATTCTTCTACTTTGGCAATCTTAACTCTTTCTTATAATGGAGATGATAAGTTAGTTGGAGTTGTGAGGTCTTAATGGCTTATTCTTTTAATCCTTTTACTGGTAATTTAGATAAAGTAAGTGTAGAGGATTTATCTTTATTAAAACTTCAAGATTTAAGCGATGTTGATAAAACAGACAAAGCAACAAGCAAAATATTACAGGTAAGAGCTGATGGAAAACACGAGTATGTTACTTTACCTAACCCTGATTTAACACCTTACTGGAAATCAGATGGAAGCTCAACAGCTACTGGAGATTGGGATTTAGGCGATAATGATTTTAGTGCTGCTGATGGAGATTTTAGTGGGGATTTAACAGTTGGTGGTAATGTAGGTATAGGAACTACTAGTCCAGGAGAAAAACTTGATGTTAATGGTAATATTAGAGTTCCAAGTACAACTTTTGCAGAGCAATATGGAATTATTTATAAAGGCACAATTCCTTTTATTCATGATTTTAGTTATGGATTGAATGCTGACGGAATAACTCCGGTAGGACAAAATACTTTTGTTGGAGTGGATGCTGGTAATTTTACAATGGGTTCAACTGCAACGACATCAAGTCATGGAAGTTACAATACCGCAATGGGTTATCAGTCACTGCTTTCCAATACGACTGGGGCTTACAACAACGCAATGGGTGTTTATTCACTGTATTACAATACAACTGGGTATAACAACAACGCAATGGGTGTTTATTCACTGCGTTACAATACGACTGGGTATTACAACAACGCAATGGGTGCTTATTCACTGTATACCAATACGACTGGAAGTAATAATAACGCAATGGGTTATGCTTCACTGTATGCCAATACGACTGGGACTAACAACAACGCAATGGGTGCTTCTTCACTGCGTTACAATACGACTGGGTATTACAACAACGCAATGGGTGTTGCCTCACTGCGTTCCAATACGACTGGGTATAACAACAACGCAATGGGTGTTTATTCACTGTATTCCAATACGACTGGGTATAACAACAACGCAATGGGTTATGGTTCACTGAGTTACAATACTACTGGGTCTAACAACAACGCAATGGGTGTTTATTCACTGCGTTACAATACGACTGGGTCTAACAATAACGCAATGGGTTATCAGTCACTGTATTCCAATACGACTGGGTATAACAATAACGCAATGGGTTTTTATTCACTGCGTTCCAATACGACCGGGTATAACAACAACGCAATGGGTTATGGTTCACTGAGTTCCAATACGACTGGAAGTAACAATAACGCAATGGGTGTTAATTCACTGTATGATTTAGAAGATGGTTCTAGTAATACAGGGGTTGGTTATAATACAGGCAGAGGTATAACTTATGGTTCAGGTAATACTATTTTAGGTGCAAGTGTTACTGGGCTTGGTGCTGGTTTGACTAATAATATTATTCTTGCAAATGGTACTGGAGCAATCAAAGCACAACACGATGGAACAGATTGGAGTTTGACTGGGAA